ATGTCAACGCCTTCAAACGCGTCGTAAACCGACGCGTCTTCGCCGACGTCTTCAAACGCGTTCGCTTGCGTCTTGAGGATCGCGGCGTGATTTGCGGCCGTCTCGGCGGCCATTACGGTTGCCAGGGTGTAGCGTCGCAAAAAAGCGAACAGAGGCAGCGACGCGGTTAGCTCCGGCACGCCTCGAGCTTGCCCCGGTCGATCGGATCCGAAAAGGTGGATCACGTCGCCGGCGTCCAATTGCCGCGCGCCCGTGCTCGACATTGTCACCGTGCCACGGTCGCCAGGGTGTTCATAGAGTAAATCGTATTCGACCGGGTCGCCCGTTGCCGTGTTGAACCGGATACCGTCGACCGCGTCGGCGGTGCGGCCATCGACCCAGCCGGGTGTACTGATTTGATCCGCTTCGATTCCGCGAATATCTAGTTGGACCGGCCCCCGAATCCGCGGGTTTGTGATCGCGACCAAAAACGCCTCGCCGTCGACGGCTTTAGATAGTCGGGCCGTTCGTAGTTTGCGGTTCAGCCGAATCTCGCGCGCCCATTGGTGAAACGCGGTTTCAATTTGTTGCGACATTTGCCGGTCGGCCAGATCAATTTGCACCCGCGGCCCGGTCGAAACAAAATCGGTCGAAAGCGTATTAACCATCCCGCGGCCGAAGGCGTTGGATTGCAGCAGTTCGTACCGCGAGCGATTCCTCAGGATCCGCCGCACGGCCAGCGAGTTAGCCGCGGCGGCGCTTAGATCGTCAGCCCATCGCCAGTGTCGCGAGTTTTCCGCGGTCGTTTGCGCGGCATCATACGACGCTCGCAACGTGCCGAAACTTTTGACTGCCGCGGTCAGTTCCGCGATCGCGACTTGTCGTCCGGCCGACATAATCGGCCGGCCGTTGACGTCGACAATTTGCGACGTGGTCGCCGTGGGTTTGCGTCGACTCATTCGCCCACCGCCGAGCCGGGGTTTAGTCGGGTTCGACGGATCCCGAAACCGGGCGCAGATACCGCCCGTTTTTGGGCGGCGTATCGGTCGGCGGCGATCAATTGATCGACGGACCGGTTTGTGATCGTTTGGCCGTCGACGGTCGCGCTTTGGGGTTCGGCGGCGGCCGTTTCGATCGGATCGGGCGTTGCGTCGGTACTCATCCTAACAATTGACGATCCCCAACGCCGCAAACCTTACAGGTACAGCTCGGCCGCTATTTTCGGCGGATTTGTCCATAAGCTATTGTTCACGGCCGACGCGGCGCAACGCCCGCAGCTCCGCGAGCGATCGTCTCGGCTTCGCGGTTGTCCGCGGCCGTGCATCGGATCCGGTGCCAGGTGCCGCGCAGCCACGCATCAGCGCCGCGGTTAATGCCATGGTGAAACAATCCAGGTAATGATTGTCTCGACCGGGCCGCAACACCCACTCCAGCAACGTACGCCCGCGGCCCATTGTCTCAATTGGGTACTCGGCGGCCAGGTGATCCGAAGCCATTCGGTGTGCCGCCGCCGTGCCCGCAAACCAAGTCCACGCCCCCGGTTCGCCGATCGGCACCCGCCAACGTTCCGCGAGAATCGTCTTGACGGTGTTTGTGTCCGCGATCACATGCCGCGGCGTTTTGGTCCCACGCACTTTCGGCATAAACCAGGCTTCGCCGGCACGTTCGCCCGGCTTGCGTTTGCGCGCCGCGATCGGTTGTTGCTTGGCGGTGATCCCGCGACCGTGAAACGGCATCAGCGACGCGTGCTTGGTTTGCCTACAAAAACTGTAAACCGTCGAAGTAGACAAACCCCAGTTTGCGTCGATCAATGCCGCGTCAATCTTCATCGCCGCGCCGTCGTCACGGTGGTATGTTTTCGACAACAGCGGGTCGACCATCGCTTGCATTGCGGCGAACAGCGAACCAGGCAACGAGGCGACCTTAGTTCGCTTCGAAAGCGTTTCGTGAATTTGCCGAAGCGTCCAATATGCGGCCGGTTGTTCCGGCCACGCGCCATAATCCACAACGTAACCCGTCAACGACTCATCGACGGCGGCAACGACATAGAACAACGCGTCCTGCTGCACGTCGATCCCGGCGACCAGGTGCGACGCATCGGCCGGAACTTCGCCACGCTTGAACCCGTTGACGCGGCGCACGATTGCGTCCGTATCCGGCGGTGCGATCACGCCTTCGGCCGATACCGACGCCGACGGATCGTTTTGATACTCCGCGTCGAACGTTAGCGGGTTTGACAACTTCAGGTTGTACGCGGATTGAAGCGCCGACAGCTCTTGCGGTTCGTGCCGTGCTTCCCACGGCACGATTGCGCCGCGATCCATTGCCGCGCGGTTTTGTTTGTAGAACTTGGTCGCGGACGGTAACAAAACGTGACCGCGTGCCAGGTCCGTGTCGCGGTGTTCGGCGTACTTGGCCCATTGGTCGACGTTGTCCGGCCAACGTTCAACCAATCGCATACGGCGACCTTGGTAGTGTGGGTTTAGTTTCGGGTCCAAAAGCCGGTCGGCCAAATCGCCTTTTCTTTGGACCGTGATTGTAATCACGCCCGCGATCCGCTTACCGGGTCCAGCGAGTCCACGGACCGCACCGTTCAGAATGTTTTCCCGCTTCTCGACTTGTTCGACTTTCAAAGCCGACGCGTCGGTTTGCAGATCGTCACCGACGAACCCGTCGGGCCTCAGCGTCGGCCCGTCTTTGGTCCGGTAAAACATTCCTCGAATGTTGCCTGTCAAACCGACGGCTTGGACGATTGCGCCCGACGATTTCGAACCCGGCACCGACGGCAAAACGATACGCTTTTTTCCATCCCACTTGATCGCCGTGTGTTCGCCTTGCGACGTTTGTCCGCGTGCCCGCGACGGCGTGTATTCAAGCGAGACGATCGGGAAGCAAACCTCCGGAAAGTCCGCAAGCAAAAGCCCGTTTTCTTCCAACTCCGATTTCATCCTCTCCAACATCGCCGACGCGCTAGCTTGAATCGCGCCGATGATTGCCAGATACCGCCGCCATCCGTAGCAGATCGCCAAGGTAGCCGAACAGATGGCGATTGACGTTTTGCCGGATCCTCGAGGCATCCCCAACGCATACAGGCCGCCGTCACGAAGCACGCCGTCCATTGTCGTAATGACTTCGTGGTGTTGATTTGACCACGGCAGCGTGAACGTGTCAGGAAAATAGGTCTTGAGAGCCAGGGCCAGATCGGCTTCGCACGCGTCGCGGCGTGCTTGATCGGCCACCGGCGGCACCGGTCCGATTTCGCGCTCATCGTTTGACTTGAGGCGTGACCGCTTCGCAGCCGCCGCTCGATTGCTTGCCACGCGGCGCGGTGACGCGTTCGCAGCCTTGCTTGATCGCTTCGACTTCGACTTCGGCGCCGGATCCGTTCCCGCACTTGGTTTGCTTTGTTTCTTCGCCATCGGCAAACCATCGCTCGCCAACCGCGTCGAACGTTCTACGCGCGGCGCTCATCGGCGACGACTTCGCCGCGTTCCCGCCACGCGTGGCGGTACGCCTCAGCCGATCGCAGGCCGCACGCCGAACGGAGCCACGCTAGGTCGATCGACCGCTCCTTCGGCCGCAAGCCGCGAACCTGTTTACATTGCGGACAGACCGCGGGCCCGTAGTAAGTGACAAGGTTTTGAGTCGTCACGGCCCGGTCCAGAAGTCCGCACCGATCGCACGCCCTCCGCGCTTCGGCGGTTTGTTTCACGAATCGCAGATCCCGCGGCGTCGGCAACGCCAACAGGAACCGTTTACGCCGCGCGTTGATCGCCATTTATCGTTCTCGATGGTGCGACGCCGTGCCCAGCGATCGCCAGAAGATCCGCGACACTAACCCAGCCAGTCGGTTCCATGTCAGGGTTCGGCGTCGAGACGAAAAGGTGACCATAGACACAGGAGCCGCGGCCGATCAGGTCCAACCATCCTGGGCCGGTGATCGGGATACGCACTTCGACGCGTGCGGCGCGTTCGACGATTCGCCGCGCGTATTCGCGGGCATCTGGGCACGGCCCCGGCCCTTCGGCCATTGTGTGACCATCGACCGCTTGAGCGTCGAACAAGTGCAACGCGTGCGGCGGCGGGTCGATTCGGCGGGTGATCGTATTGGTTTTGAAACCGATTATGGCAAGCGTCAGATCGTCGCCCGTCGATTTGCCACCGGGCCCGCGTAACACTATCGAAAACAAGTCCGCCGCGTAAACGTGTCGCACTATCACGCCGCCGCGTAGATAGCACGGCTTTACCCCATCAATCCCTCGAGCCATACCGCCTCCCGTGTGATTTGTTCACCGATCATGAAAATATAACGCAGGCCACATGTGCAGGCCATAGTTTGGCGGCGCGGCGCCGGTGAATGTATTGTTCGCGGGACGCTACTCGATCAGTTCAATGTCGCCACGGAATCTGTACTCAATAACGCCGTCTGTGTCCGTTTGCTCTGTCGTCACTCCGCATTGCGGCATCATGCAATGCACGTTTTCCCGCGTCCAGAATTCAACCGCGTTCGCATCGTAAATCTTTGGCCGAGCCTGACCGTTTGGGAGGAAAATCGCAACCGTAGCTGACCGAAAATTACTCCGGCTTGCCGTGTACTCTGCGATCGACGATCTAATGTCGTCTACATAGACATCAATGCAGATAACTTTACAACCTTGGCCGTTTATGTTGGCTTTCACAATCGCACCCACGAACAACACCATGCACCCGAGTCGCCGGTCGGGTCTTTTTGAAATAGAACATCACTCGCGGCGACCGGGTGATGGTGAGCGTTACCGCGATCGACTCGCAGCATTTTCTCGCCGCCGTACTTCGCGAGCTAGCGACAGCCGCATTAGCTCAGACAGGCTTTCGCCTTTCTTGACAGCGGCTTTCGCCGCCGCTTCTTCCGCTTCGCTGATCTTGCAGCGGATTACGCGGCTTGCACCGCTGGGGGACGACGCCCCGAGACTATGACGTGGCATTATTCAGGCGCCTGGCGCACGGAAAGGCATCCATCCCCGATGGCCACATCATTGGCCTTGTACCACTTGAGCATATCGCATTTTGCCGCTTCTGCCTCATCTTCGCTTTTGTGTGACGAAACAACTCTCGCAAAATCAGCATTGTCTATTCTTCCGGCCAGCATGTTGCCGGCATCATCACACGAGCTGCAAAGTTCAAATTTCATAATCCTACCCCTACTTTGTGAAGTGTTCGTACTGGCCGTAAAGTTCTTGGTGAGTGCGTTCGTTTGCCGACATCGAACTTCGTGCGTCGCACAGCTCGCTGCTTGCAATGCGGAGATCGTTATCGGCGATGCCATTAAGGATCATCTTTTCCTGATGAATCGAAGCATCCAGCGACTTTTCGCGATCCCATGTCTTGGTCGCAGCGTTCCAAGCAAACCCGGCTCGTTGCAGTTCTTTTTTCCATTCGAAAGTTTTGCCGGTAATTTTGATCATCGCTTCGTTGCCGTTTTTGTTTCGCGTTCGACACTGCGTCGGCTGCATGTAGGAAGTATATCGGTATCGTAGCTACGAATCAATAGGGTAGCTACGAATTATTTCCGGATTCCCCGAAATAGTTTCCGACCCGGTACCAATGCGATGCAACGGGGACCGGGCAAGGTTTTTGGGCGATGGGGAATCGTTGGCCGGTCCCCGTTGATCGCAAGCGTTAGGACGACGTGAAGGCCATCGTTCGATTGTCGAACACTGCTCGCCCAAAATGTTCATTCGCGATTTGCTTGCACCACGTGTAGTTTGCGTCGAACGACTTAGCGGCCCTCGCAACATCATGTGAGAGCATCGCCTCAATGATCTTGTGTGTCGATTCTTTGTCGAAATGGTGGCGTTTCTCAAACTCAAACCATTCATCGAACTCATCGAGGATATTGAACGGATTTCTGTACTCGCCTGGCATGACCGCTGGGACGCCAAGAGATCGCGAAACACCTTCCATGACCATCTGTTTGTACTCGTTGTATTCTTCCACTCCCATGACTCGCGATCCTAACAATTGGTTGAACGCTTTGCATAACCCGTTTTGCGGTCGGAGTCATTCGGAGTGGTTTAGTTTGTCCGCCGCAAAACGGGTTATGCAAAGCGTTCAACCTTTTAAGTTTGTGTACCCATCGTCCGCGGTCGCTTTGGTTTTCGCCGCTTCGCCGCGGTCGAACGTCGCGGCCTCTTGCTTCGTGACAAACTCGTCCAGGCCCGCGGCCCGTAGCCGTTTAACAGTGACGGCAACGACGACGCCAGGCTTCGCGTTTGCCGGCGCTTCGGCTTCGGTGCGACTTCGCACCGCGTCGGCCCGTTTGGATCGCTCACAACGCAACGTCGCGGCCTCAGGCACGCCCGACGCCGGCCAGCAGCGCCCAGGATCCGTGACGCGATAAAACAACGCACCCGGTTTGATCTTGTCGCAATTTCGCAACACGTACGCGTCGTCGATCAACTCCGCCGCGGTGTAGCCGTGCGATTTGGCAATGTCCACCAATCGGGCGAAGCCTTCGACGCCCGCATCGCGGACCGCTTCGGCCGCTTCGGTCCATTCATCGGTTTTCAACTCCACCGCCGCCGCCGCCCCGTTGTTCGCGGTTTCCACGCGTGCATTGGGTAGCGGGGGAAGTAGGTTAATAGGTAAATGGGTATAAGTAGGAGTGACTTCCAAATGTCGAACACTAGTCGGGCACGCGTCGGGTACGCGTCGAGTAGGCGTCGGGCACGCGTCGGGTACGCGTCGAGTAGGCGTCGGATATTCACCGACCAAGTATTCTGGGTTGTTTAGGGGTCCCGCTTCGAATGCCGCCGGGCGATCTTTTGCGGCGACTTCGGCCCGCATTCGGTCCTCCCATCGCTTCGCATCGGCGACCAGGCCGCGGACGAACGACCAACAAACCGACACGCGATACAACACCGGCGGCCGGCCAACACGGCGCCACGGCGGCGACGATTCAGCGGACACAGTCAACACGCCCAGCTCTTGCAAACGCTCGAGGCACCGCGCGACGTGTCGAGGCGTACAGTCCACAGCACGGTCCCCGGCGATCCGATCCAACGTCGCCCGCAATTCGCCGGTACCGACCAGCCTCGCCACCAACACGGCGACGCGTACTATTTTGTCGCCAGGCCGCCAACCGATCGCACGGCACGCCGTTTCAACGGTTGAGCACTGCAAAGCGATTTCGCGGTCGCGTTCGTCGGCCGCGATACAAAGCGGCCTGGGTTGTTCGGCGGTTTTCAAAACTCGACCTCCGATTCCTCAAATAGGCCTGGTTGTACTTGTCGAAGCCGATCGATCGTGCGATCGACTAACGACTCGAGCCGCTTGCATTCTTCAAGCGTGGTACGGTCCGACGGCTTGCGGAAAAATCGCTTTTGCGCGTCGCGCAGTTCGACGACGCGGTCCAGCACGTAAACCAAACGGCACCGTTCGCAATCGCGGTTCGGTTGCGACCTCGACCCGCCGCACTCGCATTCGTCAACAACAGCCACAACAAACCCCCGACGATTAAACGATTTCAAACGCCACGGCGGCCAGCTCCGCCGACGAAGAAAACGGACCGACGCGTCCGCATCCACAGGCCGCGAAGTAGGCTGGCGTGATTCCCACGCGGGCGAAGATCAACGACTCACCACAGCCGCAGCTACAGGGCAAGAGCCGCGGCGACGACAAAACAAGCCGGCCCATGACAAGCCACGGCCGGTTTTGCCCGTCGGCCATAAACCGAAACACGACCTCGCCGTGTTTCGGATCGGTTGCGATTGAAGTTCTCACGCTTCGACGTCGTCCCTTGCAATATCGCCCGCAATGACGACCAACGCCGACTCGTCTACGCCTTCGGCGATTAGGTCGCGAAGGTACTTTGCGGCCCGTTGCTGCGCGTGCAACAACCCGTCGCCACGCGTGACAATTCGCACGCGTTCGTTCGCCCCGTCCAGATCCAACGCGCAGTGGATCCGCACGCGGAAAGCGTCGACCGGTTCTTGGGCAAACACCGGAACTTCAAAATCGTAGAACTCTGCCAACTCCGCGGCGCGGCTTTGGACCTTAGCCTCGATCGACTTGCCAAGCGATTCGTGGCCGTGTCCAATCGTTCGGCTTCCGTCGTTTCGCCGCGTGAAGTCTAACGAGCGCATCGCCGCAAGCAGCGACGCGTCACAGCATCCCCACAGCTCGTCCCGCAGGATCGCGACCGCGGCTTTTTGATCGTGCCACAATTCAAATTTTCGAATTGCGTTAAGCGACTTCGAAGGTGACAACAACAGCATCACGCACTCGTCGCGAAACTCAGGGTCGAAATAACCCACGGCGCCTTCGTCGTCGACCAATACCATCGGCGGCCGTTGCTTCGATTCGGCCTCGGTCGTCAACATTTGGCAGAACGCCGACACGTCACCGGTCACAAATCGGCGGCGATCAGGCACGCGGTCGAAATACTCCGTTGTCCCGTCAGGCAGTCGGACAATTTCTCGCCCATCGTTCGCCGCGAAGCGTTCAAAACGCGTTTCGGATTTCGCCATCTCGGCAATTGCTTTTACAAAATCAGCTAACATCGTCAGGGGTTCCATCAAAGGGGAGGGTTTCTTGCGTAACGTCTTCCAAACTCAGCTCGTTAAAAACCAACATCGGGCCGCCTTGAGCCCGCCGCGCTTGCATGTCATAAACGCGGCTTTTGCGGCTTGGCATTTTGCAGCCGATGTCGACTTGCACGTTGACGCTTTCGCATTCGCCACGCTCGTCGCAGACCGGCTTGAACTTGACCTTGAACGAAACCGACCTTTCTCTGTCATCGCCGGGCCGGTCCATAAGATCCAAGACGACGTGTTTGAGCTCTTGCGAGAACGCGGCCTCAAGCCGGCCGTCGTCCAAAACTCGCAGGTTTTCCAGGTCTAACTTCATCAACACGATTTCGACTCCTTGAACAAGAATTGACAGACAGAACACGCGGACCAAATCGCGGACCAGTCCCGCACAAAACGACACGCCACAAAGACAAAGCGAGTCCTAAGACGACTCGCCACGACGGCGTTTTTTACGGTTTATCGCCGTAACCTTGCGACCCGTAGCCAAGCCCTTTTTCGCCAGCTCCGTCAAGCATCCTCGACGCGCCTGAATTTACGTTCCACGCTTCGCCGTACGCTGATTCTCCGTATCCATGACCGGCACCCGACGTTTGGGATTGACCAACCTGCCGGCCGTGGCCGAATCCCATCAAGTCGGTATACGGACAGCCGCTTCGACACGGCCAAAAATCCCGTCCGTAGTCGCCTTCGGTATTCCGGGCCGCGTTTGCCGCGATTGCGAACCGGTACCGCAATAATCCGACTTCAAAGCCGACGATCAGGCCGTGCCGAATTTGGTCTTCGAACCAATTCGACCAGTCAGCCGGCGTCATCGCCGACGGTTGGCCGATTATCCGGCGAACAAACTTGTCGACGCCTTCACGACATGAGCCGGTGCGGACCATGTCGTCCACGGTGACTAGGTCAACAGGCATAACCCACCGCGGCAGGTCGTCGTTTGGTGTGATCATGCCGCGGCCGCCCACGCCGTAGCGGCTTCGTCGGTGCACAACGAAACCGAAGTGACGTCGTGCAGTAGTACCCGCGGCGCTTCCGATCCGATCCGGCATTCCATGTTCGGCCCCGTTTTTGCCAAGCCCAGGAACCCGCCCACGGACGCCGCCCAAAAAATACAGTTCCGGCATCTGAACAGGTACACCGATCGCGACTCCGCGTTCGCCGGATTTGCCCAACCAAAAAATACGCCGCGGTGCGCCGTCGTTATCAAAACGGGAACCATCCCGTCGACCATCGTTGAATCCGAAACCGTCATTGCACAAACTCCAAAAGAGGAACAAAAAAATTCCGGTGATCACGCTTCACCCCCGAAAATATCGTTGAAGCATTCGCTTTCGCTCGGACCGCGACCGCGTCCGTATCCATCGCCGTATCCATCCCCGTCGCCGTCGCCGTCCCCGTCCCCATATCCGTAAGCAGCGCTATAGCCTCGCCCGTAACAAACGGAGCCGTCGCCGAAGCCGTCGCGGGCGGCGTGTCCGTACTGCGCCAATTCATCCGAAGGCGTACAGGTGACCCAGCCATTGAAAACGGTCACGCGTCACCCCCTTGCGCATCCGCGGCCCGGGCCGTCGCAGCTCGGAACGCGGCCTCCGTTGCCATCGCGTAATGACGCGCGGCCACGGTTTGCGAATTGCCGATCCAGTGGCAAGCGTTGACGATCCCGAAATCCGCTATCCATTCGGTTTGAAGGGTCGCGCGAAGGTTATGGAATAGCCGCGGCCAGACCGCCACGCCCGACGCCGAAGCGGCCGCACGAATGCGACCGTCCAACGCCGAACGTGACACGGCCCGACCATCAACACCAACCAACACCCGCAGCCCAGCCACGCGCGCCGCGGGTGCGGTGCGTTGCAACAACTCCGCGACACGTCCCTGCACAGGTACGCGTCGCACTTTGCCGCGCTTCGTGTCGTTGACCATCAGCGCGGCGTCGGCGTCGTTGTAATTGCACCAGGTCAGCTTGCAAATTTCACCCACTCGCAAGCCCGCGAACCGCGCCACTATCAACGCGTCCGCACAAACTCGATCGACCACGCCCACCAGCGCCCAGAACTCAGCGTCGGCGACTTCGCGGCGTGCTTCCGCGGCAAACGTTTTCCGGTCAAGGTGCGCCGCCGGTGACGACTCGAGCAGCCGTTCGGCGGCGCACCAACCCAGGAACTTTCGAACAATCGCCGCGTATTTCCCTTGCGTCGACGGTGCCAGTTCCGAGATGGAATCCGCCCACCGGTCAACGTCGTCGCGTGTCAGATCCGCAACGGCCGACGATGGACCCACGAACGCGACCAGGCGGTCCAGTTCGCGTTGGCAATCGTCCAATCGATTCGCCGAAACCGTTTTGACGGTCGCGGTGATAAACGCGTCGACCGCATCACCCAACAATCGGCGGTCGTCGTGTAAGCCGCACGCGACCAGGCCGACGACCAGGTTTCGCGCCGCATCCATTTGAAGGTATCGCAGGGTTGCATATCCAACCGACTTACGCCGTGATCGTGCCGCACGGATCAGGGTATCGACGTGGTCGGCGGCTTCGAACGCTTGGTCGCGATCGTAACCGGCCAACCGGACCTGGTGTTGGGATCCGGCCGGGTAGTACCACTTAAGCCCATAGCCGTTTTCGTACGGGGTTATGCTTGCCATGATTCCCTCGCCCATTGGTTCAAGGTTTCGCGTAGGCCCGCACAGCCAGGGCGTTTGGCAATGATTTCTGCCAGTCGTTCGAAATGATCCGGGCCCATGTCGTCCGCGAGCCCAGCCAACGAAGCCAATTCACGGGCGCCTTGCTGCGCGGCTTCGCGGTGCGATTGAATCGATTGAATCAGCGAAACAATGCGGTCTTGCGTGTTGCGTTTGTCGCCGGTTTTCGCATCACAGCGAACGATCGCTGTCGATTGCGGCGCGTCGATCGCGACCGAAACATAGCGGCCAAAAACGGCCTTGATTTCGACGCGTGCCGGTCCGTCGACCGTAAACGCTTGGCCCTTGGTGCGTGTGATTACTAACACGATAGAACTCCCGTCCGTGAGACACGGCGGCGAGGGCGGTTCAGTCAATGAACCGCAGATACCCCGCACAACCGACGGGGGAGAATGTAAAGAAATTTCTTTAGGCGTCAATACCGCTTAAAGAAAAATCTTTAGCAGCCGGTCAGCTCGGAAAGAGTGACGCCAAGCGCGTAGGCGATCGCGGCCATATTGTCGCCGCTCAAACTTGATTCGTAGGTGCCTTTGTAAAGCGAGTAAATCGTCGGTTGGTTGATACCCGTTATTTCGATCAGTCCGGCTTTACTTATCCCGGCCGATTGCATCAACGCGGGAAGCCGTTCCATCAATCCAACGGTCGCGACGCGTTGAGCGATTGCCACCGATTTTGTTAAAGCCATTTGAATCATCCAGGTATTGTAATTACCCGGCCTCCTTCGAACAGTGCGCAGATTGAAAAGCGAACCTTGCGGCCATGAAAAACGGGACCGCTAAAATCGCGACCACGAACGAAAGCACGTACCCAAAAACCCCGCCCTCGCCCGCGGTACTGAAAACGCCAACGACGGCGAAAGCGTGATCCGCCAGGAGCAACGCGATAACGCCGCCGACCCGTTGGTGGTCGCGTTGCTCGAACGCGTGTTGAACCGGTGCCGGGCAGCGATCATCGAATCGGACGCGCCAAAAAAAAAACCGTAAGGCTTTTTTTTCTTTAGGTTCTTCCCGGCGTTTTCGGGCGAAGCCTC